TCGCTGGCCGTCGGTCGGTCAGTCGGTCACCAAGGGCCTGCAGGGCTGGCGTAGCCATGCAAGAGCCGCGTTCACAGGTACGCCCTGCCCCTCACCCGGTCGCGGCATTACTGCCTCTCGGTGGCGCTTGGGAGGGTTCCCGCTGTAGCGCCTACGCCCCGTGTGCCAGCCGAGAACACAGGCGCCGGGAGGGTGACAAGTCTTTAGAAGCTGTACCCCGGCGCATGGTTGACGTGCAACACACTTTGCAAGTAAATCCGGGGTTGGATAGAATCACGCTAAGGCGCGAACGATCCTTCCCCTAGGTTCCAATTGTTCGCTGTCCAGAAAACCTCACGCCTTGCCGGGCCTGGGGTTTTCGCATTTGTGGACTGCGAAACGTGGGCATATCTTACACCCACCCTTTTGGGACGACAAATTTTCAGTCCCAAAAAGGTTTCCCGCTCACTCCCTCAGAACAGCTCGGGCTGGCCGGCCTCGTCAGACTGAGGAAACGCCCGGTACACCGCCGACCGAGACACCCCCAGGCTGCTGGCCACCTTCGTGTGAGACATGCCGGCATCTAGGAGCTTCCGAGCCGCTGCCGTCTTGTCCGGCGTCAGCGCCTGCGGCCGCCCAATCTTGACCCCCCGCGCTTTTGCTGCCTGCATGCCTTCTTTGGTGCGCTCTTGGATCAGATCCCGCTCGAGCTCGGCAAAGGCTGCGCACACACCCAGGAAAAAACGCCCCTGTGCGGTGGACGTGTCGATGTTGCCGGTCAGGACGCGCAGGCCCACGCCACGCTCCTGCAGGGACTGCACCAGGCCAATGAGCCCGACCACTGACCGACCCAACCTATCAAGGCGCGTCACAGCAAGCACGTCGCCGGCCTGCAGTTGATCGACCAGCGCATTTAGCACCTGCAGCTGGCCGCGCGTGCTGGCGGATTCCTGGTGGACCTGGTCGCAGAACGCGAGTGCATCCAGCTGCGCCGCCATGGACTGGCCGGACGTGCTGACGCGTGCATAGCCGTGGATCATTTTGGGATGGGGTTATGGGACCAGTAAGTCGTTGATTTTGCTACGGCTGCCAGACAGTCCCAAAAACGAACGATAGCGGGATGGTTTTTCAAATGCTCCTTTGAGCACTTGAGCAAATGAGTATTGACTCACTGATAGTCTTGGGCTATATATATGGCTATTCGATAGCGTGTGTCTATCGCAACCCGCCCGGCGATTGCATGGGCATCCCATGAAAGCCCAACCATGACCCTCGCAGAAATCCGTGAAAAGAAGGCCGCCAAGGTGGCCGAGGCCCGCGCCCTGGCAGACACCGCCCAGGCCCAAGGCCGCCAAATGTCCGACACGGAGGTGCAGGCCTTCGATGCCATCAAGAAGATCATTCAAGACCTGGACGGCCAGGAGGCACGCTGCCAGTTCCTGGACGATGCAGAGCGCCGTAGTGGCGGTGGCGCCCCTGTGCGTGATCGCTCTTTCGAGAGCGTGCAGCGCCAGGTGAACGTGGTGGACGTGATCCGCGCCCAAATGGAAGGCCGCAGCCTGTCGGGCGCCGCCGCCGAGTTCGCGCAGGAAACCGAACGCCGCACCGGCCGCAAGGCGCAGGGCGTGTTCGTGCCGCTGTCGGCCATCGAGTCGCGCGCTGTGAACACCACCGGCACCGCGCCCGAGCTGGTTCCGACCGACCACCGCGGCGACCTGTATATCGAGCCGTTCCGCAATTCGCTGCTGGCCCGCAAGCTGGGCGTGCGCGTGCTGTCGGGCCTGTCTGGCAATCTGTCCATCCCCAAGCACGGCACCGGCACCACGGTCGGCTGGGTCGCAGAGAACGCAGCATTGCCCACGGGTGACATGACCTTCGACGGCGTGACCCTGAGCCCGAAGCACGCCGGCGGCATCACCGAGCAATCGCGCCAGCTCATCATGCAGAGCTCGCCCGACATTGAAAAGTTGGTGCGCGATGACCTGTCGTTCATGCTGGCCCAGGCCATCGACTCGGCCATCATCCAAGGTGGTGGCGCCAACCAGCCCACGGGCGTGCTCGCCACCCCCGGCATTCAAACCGCCAACCTGGCCACGCTGTCCTGGGCAAACATTCTGGCGATGCTGCAAAAGCTGGACATCGTGAACGCCGGCGCCGTGAACATCGTGGCGAGCACGAAGGCCAAGGCAAAGCTGGCCGGCACGCTCAAGGCTGCAGGCATCGCCGGCTACCTGTTGGAAGGCGGCAAGGTCGCCGACCTGCCTGCGTTCTTCACCAACCAGGTCGCGGAAAAGACCGGCACCCCCAACACCGGCCGCGTGATCGCCGGCGACTGGAGCCAGGTGATGCTGGGCATCTGGTCCGAGGTGGACATTCTGGTCAACCCATACGCAGAGACGGCCTACGGCAAGGGCAATGTGCTGATCCGCGCCATGGCGACGGTTGACGCTGCAGTGCGTCACCCCGAGGCATTCGTGGTGGCCGAAGACCTGGCCATCTGAGAGGTTGCGAATGTTGGAACTACGCGGACACGGCACGCTCAAGGCGACCGGCAAGACCCTGCACGGCTACGCCGCCGTGTTCAATTCCGAAGCCAACCTGGGCACATTCTCCGAAGTGATCCGCCCTGGCGCTTTCGCCAAATCGCTGGCGACGGGTTCCAACATTCGCGCCCTGTACCACCACCAGGGGGACGCCCTTCTCGGCACCACCCGAGGCGGCACCCTGCAGCTGCGAGAAGACGCCCACGGCCTGGCATTCACGCTGGCCCTGCCCGACACATCACATGGTCGTGACCTGGCCATCCTGGTGGATCGCGGCGACGTGGCCGGCTGCTCTTTCGGCTTTCGTGTGACCGATGGCGGCGACCGCTGGGAACAGCGCGGCTCCACGCTGGTGCGCGAGCTGCTGGCCGTCGAGCTGGCAGAAATCACGCTGACCAGTGACCCCGCCTATCAAGACACCACGGTCGCCATGCGCACCCTAAAGGGCGCCAAGAACACCGGCGATCCCTACCGCCTGTGGCTGGAGACATGCCTGTGAAAATGATTGAACGCGCCTTGCGTGCTGTGGGCCTGGAGCGCCGCAGCGTGGCCGGTGGTGACCCGTACTGGGACAACTTCGCCACCCTGCGCAGTGGGCCGGTGAACGAGAAGACCGCGCAAGGCGTCAGCGCCGTTTATGCGTGCGTGCAGGCCATCAGCGAGACGACCGCGAGCCTGCCACTGATCCTGTTCAAGCGCAGCGGCGACGACCGCGAGCGCGCGCCCGAGCATCCCCTCTATCGGGTGCTGCACGACATGGCGAACCCCGAGCAAACCGCCCTGGAGTTCCGCGAGTACATGCAGGCCTGCGTGCTGCTGCGTGGCAATGCCTTTGCCCGCATCGTGCGCGGCTGGGACGGCCAGGTTCGCGAGCTGTGGCCGCTGCCCGCCGATGTGAGCGTGCTTCGCCTGGACAGCGGGGCACTGGCCTACGAGTACAGCGACCGCAAGGGCGTGGTGCACCGCCTGCTGGCCCATGAGGTGCTGCATCTGCGCCACCGCCTGGGCGACGACGGCGTGTTGGGCATCAGCCCCATTGCCGCAGCGCGTGGCGTGGTCGAGCTGGCCCTGTCCGAGTCTGAGCATGGGGTGAACACCTTCCGCAATGGCGCCAAGCTGCTGGGCGTGCTCAAGTTCCCCGGCAAGCTCAAGCCCGAACAGCGAACGGCCATTCGTGACAGCTGGGCCAGCCAGCATGCAGGGGGCGGCAACGCCGGCCGCACTGCTGTGCTCGAAGAGGGTGTGGACTTCCAAAGCGTGAGCATGACCCTTGAGGATGCCGAGTGGATTGCATCGCGCCAGTTCAGCGTGGAGGAAGTCGCGCGCCTGTTCCGTGTGCCTCCTACCGTGATCGGTGATCTGCGCCACGGGAACTACAGCAACAGCGTGGAGATGGCACGGCAGTTCGTGACCATGAGCCTGCGCCGTCACCTGGTGGCATGGGAACAGTCCATTGCCAAACAGCTACTGACCGAGGCAGGCCGACGCATCTACTTTGCCGAGCACCAGGTGGAAGGCTTGCTGCGTGGTGACAGCGTGAACCGCGCCGACTTCTACGACAAGGGCATCGCATCGGGCTGGCTGCTCAAGTCCGAGGCTCGCAAGCTGGAGAACCTGCCTTCCATCGACGGCATCGACACCCCACCGCCAGCGCCACCCCCCACCCTACCCCAGCAGGGGGGGGCCACCCCATGAAGATGCTCGATCCATGGAAGGCCCGCGGCTTGAAGATGGTGGACGACCTGCCGCGCAAGCCTTTGCAGCTGGCAGACATTCGCACCAAGCGCTGGACGAAGAAGGGCAACGGGCGACTGCTGCCGCTCAACTCCGAGGCTTGGTCTCGCCTGCGCCGCTCAGTGCTGGCAGAAGTGCCGCTGTGCCAATACTGCCCGCCTGGCGTCATCACGCCAGCCACCGAGGTGGACCACAAGAACAACGACCCGGCCGACAACAGCCGCGAGAACCTGGTCAGTACCTGCAAGCCTTGCCACTCGATCAAGACCATGGCCGACCTGTACGGCAGACCGGCACGCATGGGGTGCGATGTTGACGGCTGGCCCATCAACCCCTCGCACGATTGGAACGGGGCCGCTGTGCGCCCGTCTGGTGGCCTTGCCGGGGACGTTGAACAGAAATCACCAGCAACCAACAGCCCAGAACCGACCTGTACCTCTCGCGCAATCGCTAACCGAGAAAACGAGCCATGAAGGTGACGCCCCGCCGGCAGCGCTCAGACTCGGCCGCCGCCGCCGTGGCCGCAACCCAAGCGGCTGCGCTCGGCCCCCTGGAGCCGCCCGAGCACGTCTCGCTGCGGCCTGGTGATCGGCCTTTTTGGAACGCCATCATGCTGGCCCGCGCCCGTGACACCTGGACGGAAGTGGATCTGACCACCGCCGCGACCCTGGCACGTTCGCAGGCCGACATTGAAGACCTGCACGCCAAGCTGGCAGCGGCTGGCTACATGCTGGGCGACAAGCCGCACCCGCTGGCTGCCGTGGTGGAGACGCTGGCGCGCCGGATCGTCGCCCTGACGCGCGTGCTGCACGTCCACGCCGAGGCCACCGTGGGCAAGTCCGAGGACGCAGCCAAGGCCCTGGAGCTGGAGCGCAAGGCCCGCCAGGAAGAAGGCGACGACCTGATCCCCCGCCTGCGCGCTGTATGACTCGCGCCGACCGCGTAATCGCCTTCATCGAGCGCTTTTGCCTCGTGCCGGACGGTGCGCAGGTCGGCCAGCCGCTGGTGCTGGATGTGTTCCAAAAGGACTTCATCCGCGCCATCTACGACAACGCCGCCGGCACCCGCCGCGCGATTCTCAGCGTGAGCCGCAAGAACGGGAAAAGCGGCCTGATCGCCGGCCTGCTGCTGGCCCACCTGGTCGGGCCCGAGGCAAAGCAAAACAGTCAGATCGTGTCGGGCGCCATGAGCCGCGACCAGGCGGCGCTGGTGTTCAACCTGGCCGCGAAGATGGTGCAGCTATCGCCCCGGCTGACGGCCATTGTGCGGATCGTGCCCAGTGGAAAGCGCCTGCTTGGCCTGCCGCTCAACACCGAGTACAAGGCCCTGGCCGCTGACGGCAAGACCGCACACGGCCTGTCCCCGGTGCTCGCCATCCTGGACGAAATCGGCCAGGTGCGCGGCCCCCAATCGGACTTCATCGACGCCATCACCACCAGCCAGGGCGCGCACGAAGCGCCGCTGCTGATCGCCATATCGACGCAGGCCGCGAACGACGCCGACTTGCTGAGCCAGTGGATTGACGACGCCCAGAGCAGCGGCGACCCGCGCATCGTGTGCCAGCTCTACACCGCGCCGGCCGGCTGCGACCTGATGGACATGGCGGCATGGAAGGCAGCCAATCCAGCGCTGGGCACCTTCCGCAGCCTGGACGACCTGCGCGAGCAGATGACGCAGGCCCAGCGCATGCCGAGCATGGAGAACAGCGCCCGCAACCTGCTGCTGAATCAGCGGGTTTCGACCGTCTCCCCGTTCATCAGCCCGGACGTGTGGAAGTCATGCAGCGCGCGCGCCGTGCCCTTTGACGGCCCGGTGTTCGCCGGCCTGGACCTGTCCATGCGCACCGACCTTACTGCCCTGGTGATCGTGGGCCAGGTCGATGGGGTTTGGCAGGTCGAGTGCCACTTCTGGACGCCCGAGCAGGGCCTGGCCGACCGCGCGCGCCGCGACCGCGCACCCTATGACGTGTGGGCGCGGCAAGGCCTGCTGCACACCACGCCCGGCGCCACGGTGGACTATGAGCACGTCGCCCGCGAGATGGCCTCGATCCTGTCCGATTTGGACGTGCAGGCCGTGGCCTATGACCGCTGGCGCATCGACATGTTGCGCAAGGAACTGGACCGCATCGGGGCCGATGTGCCGCTGATCGAGTGGGGCCAGGGCTACAAGGACATGGCGCCCGCCCTGGACGCCCTGGAAGCCGAGCTGCTGAATGCGCGCGTTGCCCACGGTGGCCACCCGGTGCTGACCATGTGCGCCGCCAATGCCGTGGTGACCAAAGACCCGACCGGCGCTCGCAAGCTGGACAAGGCCAAGGCCACCGGCCGCATCGACGGCCTGCAGGCGCTCGCCATGGCGATGGGCGCAGCCACACGCGCAGAGGAAGCGCTGGGGGTCGGCTTCGATGCCTTCACTTTTGTTTAGCCCTGCCTGGGGGCGCCGCAAGGCTAGCCAGGACACGTTTTAGTCGGCGAGTGACGTGTCATGAAACCAACCCCGACAGCCAGCAAGCGGATTTTCACGGCGTGCGCGCCCTGTATTCCTTTGCCGCGGTGCTGGCACCCCTACAACTGAGGAACCATCATGCTGACCCTTGCCGAAACCAAACTGCACTTGCGCGTTGACCACGACGACGAAGACGTGCTGATCGAAGCCTTGATGACCACGGCGACCGCAGCCTGTGCGGACTACCTCAACATGGAAGCGGCTGACCTGGTGGTGGCAGTGCCTGCGCCGGTGAAATCGGCCGCTCTGCTGCTGGTGGGCAACCTGTACGAGCAACGCGAAAGCCAGAGCGACCGAATGCTCTACAAGAACCCGACCTATGAGGCGCTGCTGAACCCCTACCGGGTCCACGCATGAGAGCCGGCGACCTTGACCAGCGGGTGACGGTGGAGCGCCTGCAGGGCGGCGAGGACGAGCTCGGCCAGCCGCTGCCCGACACGTGGGCGCCCCTGTTCACTTGCTGGGCCGCTGTCGAGCCGCTGGTGGGCCGGGAGTTCATCGCCGCGCAGGCTGCCCAGTCCGAGGTAACGGCCCGCATTCGCATGCGCCATCGGCCTGGCGTGCTGCCCACTGACCGGGTGGTGCATGAGGGCATGGCCTACGGCATCAGCTCTGTGATCGACCCGCGCAGTGGCGGGAGCGAGCTGGTGCTGATGTGCAAGGCCCTGGCTTAGGCGGATTGGCTCAGCAGGTCCTGCATGAGCTGCTGCCGGAAGGCTGCCAAAGCCTTCGCGGTTTCCTGTGCCCCGGACACATCAGACAGCTGCCCCTTGAACATGAGCTCGGGCTGATTGCTGAGTGCTGCCAACAAGATGGCATCGGCTTTTTCGGCGGCTTGGGATTCGGTCATGGGACGCTCCTGGTAACGAGATTTTGGGATTCGCGCCGCCGGCCCGCCGCGTTTTTGGGACTGCTTTCCAGCGGCGAAAATCGGCCCGCCGTACTTTTTCACCCTATTGTGGACAGTCTCCCCCTGTATTTACCCCTTTTGAGGCTTGCTAGGGGGTCAAGGGAAACCGGATCGGTTCAGCAGGGTTCTATGTGCCGGCAACACTCACCTAGAACCCACACGAGTGCGGGGTCAGTGAAGCCGGGACCTGTCGCGCACCGTATTCGGACGAGCATGGGACAAAGGCCGGGCCTGCCTTCACACATTGGCAGACTTGACGGTGTACGCGCCTGTGAGCGCCCCTTCTGCCCGTACCGTCAGACCATTGCTGGCCACTCTTGTGGGCTTGGCTTGGGAAGGTTCCCCCGTTGCCTCTCAATGCAGTTACGGCGGCCTTGCGAGCGGTCTACCTGCATCCAGTCGATGGAGACATCACCTGAGGCATTGGCTGGGTTCTGAGTCCCACTTGCTGCGCGACAAACTTTGGTCCGCGCTCCAAACAAAAGCCCTAAAGTTCTGGCTCTCCATGGGGCGGCATGTTGCCCATCTAAGGGCTGAGAGTCAGGGCTTTAGGGCTCTGGTGCATCGATGCCGCCACATCAACGAGACCATTCTATACGGCCCACTGTTGATGTGTCCAGCATGTTTTTGCGTACAGCCCCGCAGTCGATGGTGACGACCGGGGACGGTGCGGTCGTCTGTGGCAACTGCACCACCGCTTTAGAGGAAGACGACCGTGCGCATTTCGTCGGTAGGCCGGGTGTCGTCGCCTCCCCATACCGACATGGCGACGCTGTTCAAGTCCTGAACTCGTCGGATCAGGACCGCCAGGCCGAGGCAGTTCACATCAGCAGGTAGGCCCCGCTTGAGCATGTCGAGAACGACTTCGATCTCGTAGGTGGCATTCAGTGCCAGGCTGGCGCGGTCGCGTTTTTGGGCGGGGGTAAGGTCAGCCATGGTCAGCCCGCTCCCACGCCAAAGTGAATGACGCCATCGAGCTTTGCGGTCGCTTCATGCTCGTCCAGGCCCAACATCAGCATGTGGGTCAGACGCAGCATTCGGCCTGCGAGGGCCTTCACCGCGTAGTGATTTTGATCGTCTTCGAGCGGAACAAGTCCGGGGAGCACGCGGGCAATCTTGTCCAGCTCATAAACGCCCTCAAGGCAGAGCCTGCGGCGTTCGTCGTTCCAAGAGTGCTTTACAGTAGTGGTAGCCATGATGTGCGGTCCTTCCAAGGTGTTGCACGTTTGGTTAGAGCGGCTAGGGTGTTGACGCACCCTGGCCGCTCGCTTGTTGCCCTGCCAATACCGGCGCAGGGCTTGCCGATCAAAAGTAGTTGCCCGCCAACTCGCGCAGCCGCTTGCCGATGGCCTCTGCCTGCACAGCAAGGGCGCGCAGTTCTTCATGGGTGAAGTCGCCGCCACCAGCGCCTACCGAATGGTCCAGCTCTGTGGCCACACCTAGTAGCGCGGTCGCGTCAGCTTCGATTACTTCCCAGTCGCTGGTGGTCCAGCCGTCTTTAGAGTTGCGCATGATGTTATGAGTAGATGCTCAATAACTCACTTGAGCATTATTCCGGCAAGAACCTACCGGCGCGGCCGTAGGCCCGCAGCAGGCCCGCCCAGATCGCATCACCGTCCGCCGTGGTGAGTTCAGAGTGCGTGTCCATCAGCTCCTCGATGTGCGCAATGGCCTCGATTCCGCCCAGTTCGCCCAGGCCCTCGATGGCGGCCAAAACAAACTCCAGCTTGGCCCCCGCGATAAAGGCGCGGAGTTGGGTCGCTGCGGCAAGTTTCGTTTCTGTGCTCAGCTTTCTCATTGCTTTTCCTTCGGTGGGTTTGTGGGCCGCAGCCCGGTACTCAAATGTTCAATTACTTCGTGATGTAGGCGCTCATGGCCTGCCGGATCAGGTCGGACAGGGGAATGTCGCGGCGCAGAGCCTCTGCCCTCCATGCGGTGCGGGTCGCCTTGGTCACTTCCAGATTGACACGCACCATGTCGGCGCCGTCGGCGCTGGCGGCCACTTTCTCGGTGGGCACGTCCTGGCGAACAGTGCTCAGGTCTTTAGATTTCAGAGCCATTTGGCGGCCTCCAGCTCGTTGATGATGTTGGTGATTTCCGCTTGCGCGGCGGTGTCGTTCAGGTCATAGACCGATAGCCCGTCTGTCAGGGCCTGCGCAAAGGCGACCCGATTGCCTACGGTCGCATCCAGCTGCTCGAGGCCGTACTCGTTCCACTCCCCATCCTTGATGAGCTTGGACAACTTTGTGTTGCCTGCGGTGCGGTTCACAAGAAAAGCCGCATCGATCTTGCCGCCCAGGTCGAGCTTTTGGCGCACCATCCGAACAGGTGCAGCACTGGCCCACACATCAGCGCCGGACGGCTGGATCACGATCAAGGCCACATCAGCGGCCGACACAATCGCAGCTGTCATGGCCTCGGCTTTCGCAGGCCCGTCGATCACCGCAAAGTCAGCGCCCAGCGTCTTGATGGCACCGGCCAGGTTCTGCGCCCGGTCGATGGCCACCACTGGCGGCAGGTCCGCGCCTTCGGGACTGGCTGCCCTCCAATCGCGGGCGGTGCCTTGGGGGTCGGCGTCGATCAGCACCACCCGCTGGCCCTTGCGGTGCAGCGCTGTCGCCAGGTTGCAGGCAATGGTGCTTTTGCCGCTCCCGCCCTTCTCGTTGATGCAGGCAATGATTTTCATTTTCCGGCTAGTAGTTGTTTCATGCACTCACTGTATCAGTTACTCAATTGAAGCTATGTTGATTTACTCAACTGAGGACGAGCGCCCGATAGTCAACGCCGAATGATCCAAGTCCATGCCTGTTCCCCCGCATGGACAACTGGCCTGCACCCACCACAAGGGTGGGCACAGCCGCTGCGCGGTTCGCCAGTTCTCCACACTCCACTGGAGCCTACGGCCTGACGCGGCCTGCGGCCTTGCCAAACATCCCTTTATAAAAATGAACGGCAGGAGACTTGTCCCCCCTTTGGCCCCCTTCTTCCGACTGGCCGGAGGGAGTGAAGGAGGGAGCTTTGGGAAAGCCTCACCCTACCTTGCCGCAGCAAAGTTTGTGTGCTTTCCCAGGTCGCTGGCCGTCGGTCGGTCAGTCGGTCACCAAGGGCCTGCAGGGCTGGCGTAGCCATGCAAGAGCCGCGTTCACAGGTACGCCCTGCCCCTCACCCGGTCGCGGCATTACTGCCTCTCGGTGGCGC